TTCTCGGAAGCCGATGAGCCGGAACCGTATAAGCTGAAATGCAAATGCGGCGGCGAAGAGTTCGTGGTGTACTTCCCGGCTCCGTTTATCACTTGCGCGGCCTGCACGTCTTGTCATAAGTCCGGGGAGATTTATGAAGGATGAACGGAAAGCAACAACTTTGGTTGACTTGCTGGATCGTGCCGATGTTCGGCGAGTGAAATTCAAACAGGAAATCCGTGCGTTAGGATTAGACAAGTGGATGCGGCGCAGGAAAGCGAAACAGGATGTTGAAGCGAATCACATCAGTACGAGAACCGCACACTGAGATTGTGACGCTGGAGTGTGGGCATCGCGTCCGGTTGCTGCATAGTTTGATTCAGATGGTGGACTGTCCGCATTGCCCGAAAGAAGTGAAGCGGGAATTTGTTTTCTCTAAATTGCTATCCTGGCTGTTTAGGATTTAGCCGTGTCGGAATCAGGTAGCGAGGCAAAGAAAAAGCCATTCGTATTGCCGCCGTCCGGTGGACCGATTACCGGCTTGCGGCCTTTCGGTGAGCGGTCTCGGCGATTCATCCGCCGGCATCCGGTTGATGACGCTCGCCTGAACTTTTTGGTTGGTTCGATTCGTAGTTCCAAAACGAAGACCACTAACGCGAAGTTATGCGTTTGGCTCCGTTCGGGATGGTGGCCTGGTGGAGTCGGTATGATTACCGGCAAAACCAAGCAATCTGCCAAGAACAATATACTGAACGATATTCAGTCATTCGTTGGGGATGGGAATTTTCAGTACAATCAGCAATCCGGCGAACTGTTCATTTACCGGCGTCCGTTCATGGTATACGGGGCGGGTGACGAAGGGGCGCACGCCAAAATCAAAGGTTCGACGGTAGGGATTTGGCTTGGCGACGAATTGACGCTCTACCCTAAGAGCTTCTTCGATATGGCTGTCTCCCGATTGTCCTTGCCTGAATCACGAATGTGGGGGACGACGAATCCCGCCAGTCCATTTCATTATTTGAAGTCGAAATACATCGACAACGAGAAGTTGCGGGCCGCTGGTTATGTGTGGTCCGACAATTATACGATGGACGATAACCCGAATATTGCTGACAAGGATAAGGACTTTCTGAAACGGTCCTTCACTGGTGTTTTTTATCAGCAAAACATCCTCGGATTGTGGGTCATTGCCGAGGGCGCGATTTACCGGGATGTGATTACGGATGATATTTTCTACGATCACGCCAATGGCCGGCCAGCAGGACTGGAGCGGCGGAACAATCACGTTGAGCATTGGGTTGCCATTGATTTCGGAACCGTCAACCCGATGGTCTATCTGGACATATACGACGACGGGACAACCGTATGGGTGGACCGGGAATACTATTGGGATAGCCGGTCAATGATGCGGCAGAAGACGGATTCTGAGTATGCCGCCGATTTGATGGACTTCATGAATGGCAACGATCCACTGGCATTCGGTGAGCAGAAGAAGCAAGTCGATCAGCGCGAATGGGCGGGGGTGATTCTCGATCCGAGCGCGGCTTCGTTTCGGGCAGAACTGACACAGAAGGGCATTTTCGTTACCTCCGCCGATAACGAGGTTCTTGAGGGTATCCGCAAAGTAAGCACGATGTTGAATCGTAAAAAGTTGCGAATCCATCGGCGGTGCGTTAACCTAATCCGTGAAATGAACGCTTATGCATGGGACACGAAGCGGGCAAACAGTGGGCGTGAGCAACCGATCAAGGCGCATGACCACGCGCCGGATGCTTGCAGGTACTTCGTGAGTACGCGCATTCCTAACTGGAGGTTGGCGGCATGACGATTCGGGACGCTGTGGTTGGGTTCGGCATTGCGCTGGTTGTTTTCGGTTCGGCTTGTGTCGTTCGCCCGTTGTATATTTGGATCAGCGATATTGTCACCGGCAATTTAGACCATTGGAAGTGAACAATGAAACAGCAGCAACCAGATTTTTTTGACCGCGCCGCGCAGGCGTTGAAGCCGAAACCGAAAGAGCATTTTGATAGTGTGATGGAACAACTGGATCAGAGATTTGGCCCGACACACACATCTATGCTTCATCTTCGGTGGATTCGGCAAGCCGATGGTAACGGGCAGTATCGGTCATCCATGAACCGTAGCCGGGACGACAGGTAAGGCATGGATAGTTTCGATCAGTTAAGACGAATTTTGGAAGTAATTCTGATCGATGTTCAGGAAATCAAGAAGGGGAATGAATACATTATGGCAGCTATTGACGATTTGAACGCAGAAGTGGCCGCGCTCACCAGCAGTGCAAGTGCGGAGATTGCGGCAGTAACCGCAGCGATTACGGCAGCGCAGGCGAATAACGATTCGGCGGCGATTGAGACGGCTGTTGCCAGTTTGAAAAAGGTCCAGTCGAATCTGGATGCCGCGACGGCTCAGTTTACGCCTGCTCCCGCTGCTTCTGCCGCGCCGTCCGTATCGTAATGGTGGTACTCATGTTGGTGATGGTGGGTGCTATTGCACTCATCATCACCGATGATTATTCAGCGTAGATTTTATGAGCAAGTTGGTTCACTTGGGGCATGATGCGAAAGGTACGCTGTACGCTTTTCATTGCCCCGGTTGTGAGTGTTCCCATCAGGTGCGTGTCCCACCGGACGTAACAAATACGGAATCGCATCCGTGCTGGAGTTGGAACGGTTCTATGGAAAGTCCAACATTCAATCCGTCGATTTTGGTTTATGGTTCCGGGGACATCCCACGCTGCCATTCGTTCGTAAGGGATGGTCGCATTCAGTACCTGGATGATTGCACGCATGGCTTTAAGGGGCAGACGATAGACCTGCCAGAGTGGTCCTGAATGGTTCTTGGTACTGTATTTCGGTGGTGGGAATGTGGGCATGTATCTGCCCCGGTTTCTAGTGATCTTGTTTACTCATGGCCTCCCGACCCGAATGGATTTCCGCAATGGGCGGCGTTTCGCGCGAATGATAACTTTGGCATGCCGGAAGGTGCCGATTGAGTTCTGACCGGATGCGGATGATCTTCGGCTTTTGCCTGTTGCTGATTCTGGCAGTTTTGGCCGGTGCGGTGGCGTTGGGCAGAGTGGAAGAGAAGACAAGTTACGGCTTGATGCCGATTTTGACTGCGCTGGCGACTTTGGCCGGCGGGTTCTCCAATTACGCTTTCAGCGCACGGCGAGACAATGCCGACAAAAAAACCAGTCAAGACGGCGATTGAAAAGAAACCTTGGGGTCGATTGATCGACCTGTACGAACGGGAAATGCTGAAGTTGTTTAAGCGTTTCCGGCCCTCAGAACCAACCAGTCAGGCACTTGAAGCAATAGCTCAAGACCCGAAATTCCAAAAGGCGGCGGAACGCACCGCAGAGCGCATGGTTTCGGAAGTCGCGTTCACCAGCGCGAAATCATGGCGGGAAGCCGTGATGAAGGCCACGCACTCGCGGCGTATATATGGGGCATTGCAGCAGGAGATGAATCGGCCCGCCATGCGGGAGGCATACCGGAATCTTCTGGATGAGAACGCGAAGCTCATTAAATCTATCCCGTATGATTTAGCGCAAAAGGTCACGCGCTACGCAGCGGAGGAAGTCGGGAAGGGCAAGCGAACCGGCAACCTGATGAAGATGTTGCGGGTTCATTGTGCGGAGCTTACCGCAAACAAGATCAAACTGATCGCCCGCACGGAAATATCCAAAGCGCACACGGAAGTGACGCGGGTCCGTTCAGAAGACCTGGACGTACCGGCTTACGTTTGGATCACATCGAATGACCGGCGCGTGCGTGAATCGCATCGCAAGATGAACGACATTATCGTGTTCTGGAACGACCCACCGTCGCCGGAAGCATTAATCGGGCAGAAGAGCACGCTTGGGAAATATCACGGCGGGGAATGTCCGAATTGCCGGTGCGAAACGCTACCTCTGGTATCGCTTGATGAGGTTACGTGGCCTCACAGGGTCTATCGGAATGGATCAGTCACGATGATGAACCGGACGGCCTTTCAGAATTTTTATCAGCGCAAAGCAGCCTGACAGTTAAAAGGAATCTTCTATGAAAAAATACGCTTCATTGGCGACGTTGATCGCTGTTATTTGTGCCACTGGTTTGTGGCTTAACGCGCAGCAGAGTATCGGTAATGGGGTGTGGTGGATTGGCTCGACTGGTCAAGGTACGGTCCTGACGCAGCCGCCGATCAATTGTACGAATTGCACGGCTATCCCTGGCGGGCAGATCAATGCCGGGTCGATCACATCGACGCAACTTGCTGCGAATACGACGCAGTTCGTTTCGATCCCGCTGACGCTTTCGCAGTTGCAGACGCTGAATTCTGTCGGGGTGTCGATTCTTCCGGCGCAGGGCGCGGGGACCATGATCGAGATGCAGTCCTGCATTCTTGACCTGAAGTATGGTTCTGCGGCATTTACTGGTGGCGGCGCGGTGACGATTGGTTACGGTTCGACTTCGGCCACAACCAACGCAATGGCAACAACTATCGCAGCAACATTTTGGACTACGTTTGCAGCCAGCCATACAACTTCGGTTCTTGCTGGCGCGATCCCGGTGACGGCTAATACATCGCTTCAGAATCTCGGTATCTGGATGAACGCGGCGA